AGCTGGCCAAGCGCGCGTCGGTGAAGAGCTGGCTCTACCAGGTGCAGGAGCGGCTGTACCAGGTGCTGCAGAAGTCCAACATCTACAGCGCCTTCCCGGACATCTACCTGGGACTCGGCACCTTCGGCACCCACGCCACCCTGCTCGAGGAGGACGCGCGCAGCGTCATGCGCGCGTACGACGCGCCCATCGGCAGCTACGTGCTGGGCGCCGGCGCGGACGGGCGCATCGACACCTTCATGCGGCAGTACAGCATGACGCCCCGCCAGCTCGCGTCGAAGTTCGGCGAGGAGCGCGTCTCGAGCCAGGTGCGCCAAGACGCGTCGCTGGCGAAGCAGCGCTGGGTGGACGTCTTCCACCTGGTGGAGCCGAACACGGAGCGGCAGCTCGGGCGCCGTGATTACCGCGGCATGCCGTGGCGGAGCTGCTGGTGGGAGAAGTGCGGCGACAGGACGCCGACGGCCACGGATGCCGAGTTCCTCCGCGAGTCCGGCTTCTGGGAGTTCCCCGTGCTGGCCGCCCGCTGGAGCCGGACGGGCGAGGACGTGTACGGGAGCAACTGCCCCGGCATGACGGCGCTGGGAGACGCCCGGGCGCTGCAGCTGATGGAGAAGCGCTCCGCCCAGCTGGTGGAGCTGCTCGCGCGGCCTCCCACGCGCGCGCCCTCTTCTCTCCGCGGGCAGCGAGCGTCGCTCGTCCCGGGCGACACCACCTACGTCGACGCGAACGGCAATGGGCAGACCTTCGAGCCGGCCTACGTCGTGGACGCCAGGGCCATCGAGGTGCTCGAGAACAAGATGCGCCAGCTCGAGGCGCGCATCGACGAGGCCACGTACGCGGATCTCTGGCTGATGCTCGCGCGCGGCGACGTCGGCGACATCACCGCCCGCGAGGTGGCCGAGCGACACGAGGAGAAGCTGGTGGTGCTGGGGCCCGTCCTGGAACTGCTCAACGACGAGCTGCTCAGCCCCACCATCGACCGCAGTTACGGCATCGCCGAAAGGGCCGGCCTCATCCCTCCGCCCCCGACGGAGGTGCAGGGGATGGAGCTGCGCGTCGAGTACACCAGCATCCTCCACCAGGCCCAGAAGCTGGTGGACACCGCCGGCCTGGACAGGCTGGGCGGCTACGTCGGCGGGCTCGCCGGCGTGTACGGGCCGCAGACCGCGGAGCCGGTTACCGACCTCCTGAACACCGACGTCATGGTGCGCGGGTACGCCGAGCGCCTGGGCGTTCAGCCGGACGCCGTGCGCTCGCCCGAGGAGGTGGCGCAGATCCGCGCCGCCCGGGCCCAGCAGCAGCAGGCCGCGGCCCAGGCCCAGGCCGCGCAGACGGTGGCCGAGGGCGCCAAGACGCTCTCCCAGGCTGACACCGGCGGGGACAACGCCCTCACCCGCGTGGCGGGCGCGCTGGGCGGTCAGGCCGCGCAGGTGATTCCGATGCGAGGTGCGGCGTGACGGCCTACCTCGACGACCCGGAGGCCCAGGAGCGCGTCCAGGCGCGGCTGCGCGAACTGGAAGAGGCGGCCCGCGAGCAGGCGAAGGCCGACCTCGGCGCCGTGCTGATGACGCCAGCCGGACGGCGCTTCTTCTGGGGGCTGCTCGTCCGCGCGCAGGTGTTCAGCGCGCAGCTCAGCCCCGACGGCATGCAGGCGGCGCACTTCGAGGGCCGCCGGGCGCTGGGCGTCCAGCTGATGACGGACGCGCAGGACCAGCACCCGCAGCTCTACGTCCTGGGGCTGGAGGAGGCACTCCAGCGCGCCCAGGAGGACGCGCAGCAACGGCGAGCCATTGAGGGCTCGGAGGGGACCAGCGATGTCTGAAGCGACGACGACGCAGGCGACGGCCACCACCACGACGCAGACGACGGCCGCCACCGGCGGGGCCACGGCTACCGCGGACGCGGGGTCCGCGAAGACGGCGAGCACCGGCTCGGCTGCCGGCGGCGAAACGGTGCTGACGGGTTCCGCCACGGCGCCGGCGGACGCCAAGCCGAAGACGGAGTCGGGCGCCGCGGACGCCAAGGCGGGCCAGGGCGAGGCGCCGGCGGAGATCTCCCTCAAGCTGCCGGAGGGCTGGCAGTCCGGCAAAGAGGTGGACGACTTCAAGGCCTGGGCGAAGAGCGCGAAGCTCACCTCGGAGCAGGCGCAGGCCGCCTTCGACCTCCACGTCCGCACCCAGCAGGCCCAGCTCCAGGAACTGCAGGACCACCACGCGCAGCAGCAGCGCGAGTGGACGGAAGCGCTCAAGGTCGACAAGGACTTCGGGGGCGCGAAGTACGACGCCAACCGGGCCCAGGCCCAGAAGGCCTTCACCCAGTTCGGCTCGCCCGAGCTGGCGCAGTTCCTCAACGAGACCGGCCTGGGCAACAACCCGGCGCTGGTGCGGTGGGCCTGGAGAGTGGGCCAGGCCCTCGGCGAGGACACCCCGGCCGGCACCGGCGCCGGCGTCCGCACCGAGAAGGGCGCCACCGACCCGCAGGCCCCCATGAAGTCCATGTACCCCAACTCGCCGGAGCTCTTCGGCGAACCGCGGCGCGAGAAGCCCAGCGCCACCACGAAGTAGGAGGACACGCACGTGACCACGGCTCTGTCTCGCAGCTACCCCAACCTCCTCGACTATCTGAAGCAGCGGGATCCGCAGGGAGGGATGGCGCAGGTCGTCGAGTACCTGACCCGCCGCTCCACCGTCCTCGAGGATATGCCCATGAAGGAGGGCAACCTCACGACGGGGGAGCGCGTCTCCGGCCGCACGTCCTTGCCGTCCGAGGGGTCGGGCTGGGGCTGGACGCGCATCAACGAGGGCGTCGCGCCCGGCAAGAGCACCACCCGCCAGGTGGATGAGCCCTGCGGGATGCTGAACGGCCTCAGCAAGGTGGACTCCCGGCTCATCCGGCTCAACGGCGGCCCGGCCTTCCGGCTCTCGGAGGACAAGGCCTTCATGGCCGCCATGAAGAACGACGTGGAGCGCGGCACCTTCTACCACTCGGTCTCCACGACGCCCCAGAAGTTCACCGGCTTCTTCCCGCGCCTGGATGCCACCTCCGGCAACGAGGCGGCCACGCAGATCATCAAGCACACGTCGGGCGCGTCGGGGAACGACCAGACCTCCATCCTCATGGTGGTGTGGGGATTCGACACCGTCTACGGCTTCTTCCCGCAGGGCTCCACGGGCGGGCTCGTCGCGAAGGACCTGGGCGAGGAGTTGGTGAGCGACGGCGACGGCGGCGAGTACCCGGCCTACCGCACCTGGTTCGACTGGAGCATCGGGCTCGCGGTGCGCGACTGGCGGTACGTCGCGCGCGTCTGCAACATCGACACGAGCGCGCTCTCCCTGACCGCGGACGACATCATCCCGAAGATGATCGACGCCTACTACCGGCTGCAGGACACGGTGTCCGGGGACTGCCGCATCTACTGCAACCGCTACATCCAGGCGGCGCTGCACCGGCAGGCGCGGGCGGCGGTCGGAAACTCCTCGCTGTCCCTGGCCATGGTGGAGGGGAAGGAGATCGTCACCTTCATGGGCCATCCCATCCGCCTGACCGACGGCATCGTCGTGACGGAGTCCGTCGTCTCCTGACCTCCAGCTCGGCGCGCGCCGGGCGAGTCCTCGACGCGCGCCCTCCCCTCACCAGCAACTGCAAGGAAGGGCATCACCATGATTCAGGACAAGCTGTGCGTCCTCTCGGACGAGCAGGACCTGGCGCAGAACACCGGCAACTACCTGTCCACGTACTCGTACGACACCGGCGCGGCGGGCACGCCGGAGAACGCCAAGGTGTTCGGCGGCACCGTGGCGCTGTCGAACGACCCGGCGCAGGGCAGCCCGCTGGCGCTCGACATCCAGGTGACGGAGGACTTCGACTCGAACGGCGCCGCGACGGTGCAGTTCCAGGCCGTGGAGGCGGATAACGCCGCCCTCACTTCCAACCTCACGGTGCTCGCGGAAACCGCGGCCATCGGCTACGCGACGCTGGTCGCCGGGTACCAGCCGCGGCTCAACTTCTTCCCGCGCGGCTCCAAGCAGTACAAGGGCGTCCGCTACGTCATCGCCGCGGCTGCCACCACCGCCGGCTCCGTGTCGGCGAGCCTCGCGTCCCTCCAGCCGTCCTCGGCGCCGTAGGCCAACCCACCACCAGCAGCCAGGAGAGCACCATGCAGGAGTTCATCGTCGGCAACGCCGGCGCCTTCCATAAGGGGCGCTGGTTCAATTCGGGGCAGAAGATTCGCATCCCGGACGCGGAGCTGCCGTCCATCACCTGGACGTGGCCGAACGGCGCGCCCGTGGAGATCGACGTGAAAAAGGACGCCCAGGGCAACGTCACCAAGACGCTGAAGCCCAAGGGCGAGCCGCCGGCGGCGCCCAAGCCCCGGACGGAGGACGACGAGATCGCCGAGTTGGAGGCACGCCTCCAGCAGCTCCGCGAGAGCCAGAAGGCCAAGGACAAGCCGGCGCTCAGCCAGGTGGCGACGCCTCCGAAGTCCCCTGGCACGGAGGACGGGAACAAGAAGGGCACCGACGCCAAGGACGACAAGGGCACCAAGGGCGAGGACGCGAAGGCGGCCCAGCCGACCAAGGACACGAAGGCCACCCAGCCGGCCAAGGGCGGCCGGCCCTCCGACCAGGACCCGGCGTAGCAACCCGGCCGGGGCCGCCGCCTCCCCCCCCCTCCCGGCGGCGGCCCCGCCATCTCCTCCGCCATGGCGATCACCACCGAAGTCGGCGCGGCGAACCTGGCCCTGGGGAAGATTGGCCAGACCCAGCGCCTCACCAGCCTCAGCGGCACGACGCCCGTCGTCCTGGCGGTGAACGATGCGTTCGCCCTCGCGCGGCAGGGGCTGTTGCAGGAGTTCCGCTGGCGCTTCGCCACGCGGCGGGCGGTGCTGGCGGAGAGCGAGGCCACGGCGCGCGCGGAGTGGGGCTACGTGTACGAGCTGCCGGAGGACTTCCTCGAGGCGCAGTTCATCAACGCGGGCGCGCGGGATGACCAGGTGCCGAGGGACAACCGGCTCTCCTTCACGCTCGAGTTCGAGCCGGCCGCCGGGGACCTCCCGGATCGGCAGGTATTCCTCACCGACGTGGCGCCGGCCACCGACGAGGCGCCGGAGCTCATCTACACGTGGGACCAGGACGACGTGGCGCAGTGGCCGCCGCACTTCCTGGAGGCGTTCGCCTGGCGGCTCGCCGGCGAGCTGGCCGTGCCGCTGGCGGTGAAGGTGGACCGCGCGCAGCTCGCCTTCTCCATGGCGGACCAGCGGCTGCGGGAGGCCATCGCCAAAGAGCAGCGCGGGCGACAGGCAGACCCGCCGCAGGATTCCGAATTCATCACTGGGAGGGGGTAGCGCGCATGGCACCGAGTCGACAGGCCAACTTCTCCGGCGGGGAGATCGCCGACGAGTTGCATGGGAGGACCGACCTACCCGTCTACGCGACGGGGGAGGTAACGCTCCGGAACTTCATCGCCACGCCGGACGGGCAGCTGCTCAACCGGCCCGGCACCACGTACGTGGCCGAAGTGAAGACGCCCGACAAGCAGACGCGGCTCATCCCCTTCGTGGCGGACCGGAGCTACGTGCTGGAATTCGGCGACGAGTACTTCCGGGTCTACTTCGAGGGCGACTATCTCGAGGTGGACATCGCGACGACGTACGACGAGGCCGACCTCTTCCGTCTGGCCTACGCGCAGTCGGGCGACATCCTCACCATCGTGCACCCGGACTATCCGCCGCGCGAGGTGGTGCGCACGGGCCACACCACCTGGGAGATCCGGGACAAGAGCTTCGCCGCCGTGGCGACCGCCCCGTCGGGCGGGAGCCGCACGCTGGACGCCACCACCACGCCGAAGAAGCCCTGGGAGGTCTGGGTAACCGGAGTGGACGAGAATGGCAACGAGTCCATCGTCCTCAAGGTGGTGTCACAGCCGACGCACGGCACCTACTGTGCAGAGGCGGGAACCTCCAACCTGTACGGCTGGACGGCCGCGAGCGGAGCGGTGCTGTACCGCGTGTTCCGTGGCCAAAGTGGGGTGCCCGGCTACATCGGCGCGTCGCTGACGACCAGCTTCCGCGACGACGGCCAAAAGCCTGACTACGAGGACCGGCCGCCCACCTTCCCCAACCCCTTCGGCAGCTCCGGCAACTACCCGGCGGCGGTGACGTACCACGACCAGCGACTGTGGTTCGGCGGCACCGACAACAAGCCGAACGGCTTGTGGGGCTCGGTGGTGGGCCTGTTCAACCTCTTCGAGGGCCACCAGCCGCCAGTGGAGGACGACGCCGTCATCGTCGGTGTGGCCAGCCGCCGCTACGAGGAAATCCGCGGGCTCGCGTCCTCGAGCCGGGCCCTCATGGCGCTGACGAACGCAACCGAGTACGCAGCCGCCGGGGCCGGCGATGGCGAGCCAATCACCGCCACCGGCATCACCGTGCCACCCCACAGCAAGGCGGGCAGCGCCTGGCTGCAACCCCTGGAGGCGGACCACGTCCTGCTCCACGTCCAGGAGCGCGGCTCGCGCGTACGCGACCTGCTGTACGACGCCAACCTCGGCGGCTACGTCGGGAGCGACCTCACCGCCTACGCGCACCACCTGGTGGACGGCCACACCATCGTCGACTGGGCGTACACGCGGAATCCGTGGGGCATCGTCTGGGCCGTGCGCGACGACGGCATCCTGCTGGGGATGACGTACCAGCGGGAGCAGAACGTCGTCGCCTGGCATCGCCACGACACGCCGAGCGGGGACGAGGTGGGTGACTACCTCGGTCGCTTCGAGTCCGTGTGCAGCGTGCCAGAGGGGTCCGAAGACGCGCTCTACATGGTGGTGAAGCGCCTCATCAACTCGAGCTGGACGCGCTACATCGAGAGGCTCTCCACGCGGCAGGTCAGCGATGCCCGACTGGGCGTCTTCTTCGACTGCGCCATCACCTTCGACGAGCGGAACACGGACACCGCCAAGACGGCGACGCTGAGCGGGGGCATCACGTGGACCGTCGGTGACACCATCGCCATCGACACGACCGATCCCACCTTCGTGGAGGAGACGGACACCAACGGTTCCACGTATTTCGTGGTCAATCCCGACGGGCTTCTCGTCGGCACGCACAACAACCGGTCCGTGGTGCGGATTCTGATCGACCAGTTTCTCTCGACCACCTCTGTCTCGGGCACCATCGAGTACGGCACGGTGCCGACGTCCATGCGGGGCGAGGACAAGCCCTTCAGCACCTACGGCCTTGCCCGCATCAACCGAACGGTGCCGCACCTCAAGCAGGAGATTGTCGGCGCCATCTCCGACGGCTTCGTGGACGGAGGGACAGTGGAGGGGCCTGACGATGCACTGGAGCTGACCATCCCGGGCTGCGTGCAGCACGTCGGCCTCCAGTACACCTCGCAGCTCGAGCAGCTCTCCGCGCCGGCGAGCGCGGCGCAGGGCCTGGCCAAGCTGGTGGCCCGGCTGGTGTCGGAGCTGAAGTGGCCGGCCAGCGCCGCCACCGTGAAGGTGGGCGGCACCGGGGCGCTGGACGACTCCAGCCTGCTGACGCCGATTCGCGAGGCGCCTGACCCGTCCTGGCCGGGCGCGGTGCCGCTGGTGTCGGAGACCTTCGTCACTGTGGTGAGCGGCCAGTGGGAGAAGGGCGCCCGCGGCTGCGTCCAGGCGGAGAGCGGGCTGCCGGTGGCCATCATCGGGCTCGCGCGGGAGCTGGAGTATGGCCAGCTCCCTTGAGCACCAGGTGGTGCCCGCCACCGAGGCCCACTGTCGGGCCCTGGCGTCGCGGATGCGCGCCGAGGACGCCGCGGAGGTGATGGCCACGGCCGGCATCAGCGCGCTGGCCGGGCTGATCTCCTCCCTCCGGGGCACCCTGCGGGCCGGCGGCCAGGCCTGGGCGCTGCTGATCGGCGGCGAGGTGGCGGCCATCTGGGGCACGCGTCCGGCATGGGGGGGCCGCGCCGCGCTGGTGTGGCTGCTCACCGGCGACCTGGTGGACCAGCACCGGCGGCTCTTCATGCAGCTATCCCGGGCGGAGGTGCGCCGACTGCTGGCCCTCTTCCCGGAGCTGCTCAACCTGGTGGACATCCGCTACCACCGCGCGCTGCGGTGGGCGCAGTGGACGGGCGCCGAGCTGGGCGCTCCGGTGCGCTTCGGCCGCCGGCGCGGGCTGTTCGTCCCGGTGCGGTGGCGCGCGGCCGCTGCCGTGCAGGAGCTCGCCCATGGGTGCTGACCCCATCTCCCTCGGCGTCGGCTCGCTGGTGCTCCAGGCCATCGGCACCGGCGCGAAGGCCTTCGGCGAGTACTCCGCGGGCCAGGACGCCGCCCGGGTGGCCGAGCAGAACGCCCAGCTGGCGGAGCGCGCCGCCGGCGACGCCCTCTCTCGCGGGGAGGAGCAGGCGGCGCGGATCCGCGGGGAGACGGACCGGCTGATCGGGTCCCAGCGCGCGGCCTACGGCGCCGCCGGCGTGGAACTGGGGTACGGCAGCCCGCTGGACGTCATGGTGGGGAGCCGCCGGGTGTCCGAGCAGGACATCGCCACCACCCGGCTGAACGCCGCGCGCGAGTCCTGGGGCTACCGGGCGCAGGCCCAGCAGTTCCGCCAGGGCGGCCAGGCGGCGGCGCAGGCCGGCGCCCTCAGCGCGCTGGGCACCGGCATCGCCGGCGGGACGCAGACGCTCCTCGGGACGAACGACCTCCTGCAGCGGCTGGGGGTCAACAAGAAGAAGGACGGCTGATGCCCACCGTCCCGGTATACGACCAGCCAAGGGTAGCGACGGAGCGCCTGCCCACCCCCTACGCCCAGCCCCAGGGCGCGCCGGGCGTCGAAGCGCTGGGCGCCGGCCTCCAGTCCGCTGGCGCGCAGCTCGAGCAGGTGGCGCGCCAGGAACAGCAGAAGCAGGACCTCGCCCGGGTGCAGGAGGCGCGGCAGGCGCTTTCGGACTGGAAGCAGGCCAACCTGTACGACGCGCAGAAGGGTTACCTGGCGAAGCGCGGCCAGGACGCCCTGGGCCAGCAGGACAAGTACCTCGCGGACCTGGACTCCACCACAGAGGCGATCTCCGGCTCCCTCGCCAACGACGAGCAGCGCCGGGCCTTCGCGGCCATGGCCCAGGAACAGCGCCAGGGCGTCGCCGAGCAGATGTCCGCCCACGAGCTGCGCGAGTCCGACCGGGCCGCGGCCGGCGCGTACGAGGGCGCCCTGTCCGCGGCCGCCAGCGACGCGGCGAACGCCTTCACCGACCCGGTGGCGGTGGCGCGGGCCCGCCACGACGGGATGCTGGCCGTCCTCGCCCGCGGAAAGGCCCAGGGCTGGAGCCCCGAGGAAACGGACGCCCAGCTCCGGGGCTTCACCACCACCATGCACCTCGGAGTGGTGGACCGAATGCTGGCCGCCGGCGACGGCCTGGGCGCCCAGGCGTACCTCCATCTGCACGGCGGGGAGATTGACGGCCGCGCCCGCGCCGGCGCGGACCGCCAGGCCGCGGCTGCGGGGTTGGACCAGCGCGCCCTGGGCGAGTCCCGGCGCATTCAGAGCGAGGCGGGGGACATCGGCAAGCAGCTCCAGCTCGCCCAGGCCATCCCGGACGCCAAGCTGCAGGACGAGGTGACGCAGCGGCTGCAGCACGACTTCGCCGCGGCGAAGGCCGCCAAGCAGGCCCAGCAGAATGACGTCTTCGACTCAGCCTTCACCGCCTACCTAAAGGGCGGCTCCCTCAGCGCCATCCCGTCGACCACCAAGTCGTGGCTGATCGCCAACGCGCCAGAGGACTGGGACAGGCTCCGGATGAAGGCCCGCCAGGATGCGGAGTACTGGCGCCGCCTCCAGGCCGAGGGGAAGGGCGAGACGCCCCAGCAGCGCGCGGCCATGGTGAATTTCGCCTTCGACTTCGGGAACAACCCGGAGAAGTACCTCGGGATGCGCCCGCAGGACTTCATCTCGGAGTGGGGCGTCCAGCTGAGCCCGCGCGACCTGGAGACGGCCGGCAACCGGGTGGCCGGGCTGAAGGCGGAGACCAACAAGCCCGACAAGAATCCGGCGCTGGCCCCGCTCGTCGAGCGGATGCTGAACGTCCGCGGCTCGGAGGCCAAGCTTTGGCCGGCCGGGAAGCCGGAGACGTGGAGCGCCGCCGAGTACGACGCCTACCGCCTGGCGCACGAGGACCTGGTGAGCCGCGAGGCGGATTGGCGCCGCCAGCACAACGGCCAGACGCCGCCGGCCGAGCAGTACGACAAGTGGATGACGGAGGACTTCCTGCGGGTGCGGGTGAAGGACTCCGGCCGCTTCTTCCCGGACCGGCCCACCCTCCTCCAGTTCCAGAAGGGCGACGCCTACAAGGGGAAGGAGTTGGAGGATCGCGACGCGGCCGCGGCCGCGCTGGTCCGCCAGGGCATCCAGCCCACGGACGAACTGGTCGACGACCTGCTCCGGCGCATGGCGACCCGGCCGGTTTCCGGGCCCACGGCCACGGGCGAACAGGGCGGCCCCCAATCTCCTCCGTCCGGGGCGTACCCCACGCGCTCGCAGGCGCGCTGAGCCCCAGGGAGCCAACGCATGCCCAGCTTCGACGAGATCGCCGCGCAGATGGCCGCGGAGCAGCAGCGCCCGGCCGCGCCAGCGCCGGAGGTGCCGGAGGCCATCGCCGCGCCCTCGCCGCCGCCGCCGCCCACCATGGACGAGCTGGCCGGCCAGATGAAGGCCGAGCACGACGAGACGGAGCGCCGGGCTGCACAGCTCATGCGGTACCGGTCGGCGAACGACGCCACGCCACCGGAGCAGCGGGCCCAGGTGCTGAAGTACTCCGCCGCCACCGGGCTGCCGCCCGACCTGGTGGCGGCGAACTTCGACAGGGTGAAGCGCGAGGTGGACGCCAAGGGCGTGGACTGGGCCCAACTGCGGCGCGAAATGCCGGGCCTGCGCCAGTACCTGGACGACCGGCCGGAGGGCCACCCCCTCGCCCAGGACGATTTGGAGCAGCTCCACGGCGTGGAGTGGGCGCTGCAGGCGCTGCCCAGCAAGCTCGGGCGCGGCGTGCTGAGCGTCGACCAGCAGCTCCACCGCTGGTACCTCGATGCGGCCGAGAGCGTTCTCCCCTCGCCCGACCAGGCGTCCGACTGGCAGAACTGGGTGCGGGACCAGGTCCATCACCTCCAGTTTCAGGTGGCCGGGGCCGAGACGCAGACCCAGCTGCAGGAGCAGGATGCGGGCACCTACGGCGCCACCAGCCGCGCCGGGAAGATGCTGGTGGGGACCGCCGGCGCGCTGCCCGTGGTGGCCGAGTACGGCCTCGTCGGGCTGGCCACGGGCGGCGCGGGCACCTTCGCGCTGGGTACGGCTCAGGGGTTGGACACCCTGCAGGAGCGCCTGAAGGGCCTGCGAGACCAGAACGGAGATCCGCTCGACCCGGAGGCCGTCGACACCGCGGCCCACGTCGGCGCCGTCCTCCAGGGCGCGCTCAACATCATCCCGGTGGGGAAGGTGCTCGGCCTCACCGGCAAGGGCGTGGCGGTGCTGCCTGGCAGCAAGGCGCTCCTCGAAAAGCTCGCCGGCGACGCCATGGAGCAGGTACTCCAGAAGCAGGGCGCGCCCGCCCTCCTGAAGCGCGCCGTCGCGGAGTGGGGCGTCCACACCCTCAACGCCGGATTCCTGATGGGCCTCCAGGGCGCCGTCAACCAGGCGGCCGAGGAGGGAGTGAAGGGTCAGTCCGGGCTCGGCGCCGACCCGAAGAAGGTGGCCAGCGCCTTCGCGGACAGCTTCGTCCAGGGACTCAACGATATGGCGCTCATCGGCGCCATGGGCCAGGGTCGGGAGCTGCTGGCCCAAAGCCGCCAGCTCGAGCAGTCGCGCCTGGAAGCCGCTCGGTACGAGCAGGCGATCCGCGCCGCCGGCGACTCCAAGATGCTGGAGCGCTCCCCCGTGGAGTTCGAGGCCGCGGCCGGGAAGATGGCGGAGCAGCCCGACGCCGCGCGCGAGGTGTCCGTCCCGGTGGAGGCCTGGAACACCTACTGGCAGGCGCAGAAGGTGGACCCGGCCCAGGTGGCCGAGGCGCTCCTCGGCGACCAGCGGCTGTACCAGGAGGCCGTGGCCACCCGCGGGGACCTGTCCATCCCGGCCGAGCGCTTCATCGCGCGCCTGGGGAAGACGGAGCACCTGCTCGGCCTGCGCGAGGACGTGCGGCTCAGTCCCGAGAGCCTCACCCCGCGGGAGATGAAGGTGGAGGCGAAGGCGCGCGAAGCCCGGCTGAAGGAGGAGGCGGCCGCCCGCGGCTCCGAGCTGGAGCGTGGGAAGGCGGAGGTGGAGGCCTTCATCAACGACCAGGCGCGGGCCGCCGGCATCCCGAAGGAGGACGCCGCCGCCAACGCCAAGCTGGTGGCGGAGTACGCCGGCACCATGGCCCTGCGCCTGGGCGTGTCCGTCCAGGAGGCGGCCAACGTGGGCGCCCTGAACCGGCTCTCCATCCTCGGGCCGAAGGGCGAGGCGGTGGCGGCCGCGGCCCGGGAGAGGTTCGCCCAGTTCCTCGCGCCCAGCGCCTCGCGCGTCCTGGGAGAGCGCCTCGCGACGATGTCCCCGGAGGCGCGGGCCCGCGAGTACTACGTCGACCCGGTGTCCGGCCTGCTCAACCGTCGGGCCTTCGACGCTCTCCCTGCCCCCGAGGGCAAGCAGGTGGCGGTGGTGACGCTGCCGGACGTCAAGGCCATCAACGACTCGCCGGAGGGCGGCCACGACAGGACGAACGAGCTGCTGCGCGTCGCCGGCGCCGCGGTGGGCGAGGCCGATCCCCAAGCCGCCCGGAGCGGCACCAACTTCATCTTGCGGGTGAAGGACCAGGCCGAGCTGGACCAGGTGCTGGCGCGCGTCCGGGCCGCGCTGCCGGACCAGCGCCTCGCCGTGGAGGGCGCCCTCGGCGCCACCCCCCAGGAGGCCGGGAAGGCGCTGGACGCGCACGTGGACGCCCGCCGCGCCGCCGGCGAGCTGCCCGCGCGCGGGACGGCGCCGGCCGGCCTGGAGGTCGGCAAGCTGACCTTCCCGGAGGGCCGGGCGCGCGGGGTGGTGCCGCTGGACCTGGTGTCCGAGCTCGGCGCCCTTTCGCCGGAGGAGTACTTCCGGCGCGCTTACCAGGACGAGAAGTCCCCCGGCATCCTCTCCCGGGAGGGCTGGGACGCCATCCCCCGGAAGGCCTACGTGGCGTCCATCGACCTGCGCGGGTTGAAGGACCTGAACGCCAAGCTGGGCAAGGCCGCCGGCGACGAGGTGCTGCGGCAGTTCGGCGACATCGCCGAGCACTTCGGCGGGTCGTCGTTCGATTTCTCCCACCTCTCCGGCGACGAGTACGCCGCCCAGGCCGATGATCCCGCCCATCTTGAGGGCTGGCTTGAAAAGCTGAGGAGTAAGGCGCAGACTTACATTGAATTCCAGGTCACGCTCGCGGACGGGTCGAAGGCGAAGATCCGCGGCGCCGACTTCCGGTCCGGGATCGCGCGAGGTTCCTATGGCGCAGCCGACAGAGCCCTCAACGAAGCCAAGCTCCGAGAACGAGCCGGAACGAGTGCTGAAGCTGCACGAGATTCCGGAGGGATCAACACTGGAGTCGATCAGTATCGGGGGAACGGTGACCTGGCGGAAGGGCGAGGAGCTCTCGGACGAGGAGCGCCGGCGCCGAGTGAGGGCGGCGCTGACCAAGGCGGGACTGTAGCTGGTGAGGCGAGTCCTCCTCTGGATACTCTTCGGGCTTCTGGCCTCGGCGATTCGGGGCTCGGTGCCGGAGGTACTGATCGCCTTGGTACAGGCGGGAGGGATAGCCCGGCCGAGGACGTCGGACGACGTGAACACGTTGGCGACGGTGGGCGCGCTGGTTCAGGCCGTGCTGATCGGAGTGGCGTTCTACTTGGTGATCTGGCGGACCAAGCGCCCAGCCTCGGACGCGGCGCTACTCCTCAAGGATTCCCCGGAGTCGAGCTCCGACAAGCCGCTCTAGGCGCAGACACCTCCTTCGACTTCGGGGCCAACGTCGCGCACATCGAGGGCGCGCCCGTCGAGTACGGTCCCTCCGGCCTGCGCGAGGCGCGCGCTGCCATCGGCCGGATGCGCCCGGACAACCGGGAGGCGGCGCAGGCCTTCCTCGAGTACTCCATCGGGCAGCGGGACACGCGGCCGGAGATCAGCCCGGAGCTGGAGCGGCGCCTGGCGGAGTACGGCGTGGTGGACCCGGCCGGGTACAGCTTCGACGAGGCAGGCCGGGAGATGGCCCGGCCCATCGGCGGGCCCAAGAAGCTGAACCAGGAGCCGGCGTCCCTGCGCGAGTACCGGATGCGGCGCCAGGGGACGTGGCGGGCCTACGAGCAGGCGGCGCCCACGGGCGGGGGCGAGGGCGGCGGCCGCGGCTCCATCAGCTTCCGGGTGACCCCCGAAGGTCGCCCGGTGGAGTTCCGCATCGAGGCCTTCCGGGGTGACCGCTCCACCCTCGCCCACGAGACGGCGCACTTCCTCTCGTGGAGCCTCCACGAGATCGCCACCAGCGACCTGGCCAGCCCCGACGTCCGGGCCGACTACGACGCGCTGCTGAAGTGGGCCGGCTACGACTCACCGGAGCAGCGCCTGCGCGAGCAGGACGCGGCGAAGGAGGAGAAGTTCAGCCACGCCTGGGAGCAGTACCTCGCCGAGGGGAAGGCGCCGAGCAGCGCCCTGGCGCGCGTCTTCAGCCGCTTCAAGGACTGGATGCTCCGAATCTACCGGGGCCTGGGCGGCATTGGGGCGCAGTACCGCGCCCAGCACGGAGAGGACCTCCAGCTCTCCGACGAGGTGCGGGGCATCTTCGGCCGGCTGCTGGCCGCGGACGAGTCCCTCACCCGGGCCCGGGCGGACGCCGGCGTGACGGGCCGGCCGGACCCGAACGTCGAGAAGGCCATGACGCCAGCGGAGCGCGAGCAGTACCGGAAGGCGCTGGTGGATGCGCGCACCGGCGAGGAGGCGGAGGTGGCGAAGCGCGCCGCCGAGCTGGACGCGCCGGAGCTGCGGCAGGCCAGGGCGCGCATCGCCGGCGAGGTGGCGGCCGAGCTCGACCAGCGCCCTGAGTACCGGGTGCAGCGCTTTCTCCAGCGCGGCGAGCTGGCGGACGGCAAGGGCGGCGCCCTCATCGAGGCGGCCATCCCGGACGTCTTCCTGGGGGAGGACGGCCAGCCGCTCCGGCTCAACCGGGAGAAGTTCGCCGAGCAGTACGGCGAGGACGCGGCGCGAGCCATGCCCCCCGGCACACTCGCGCGCGGGAAGGCCGGCGTCTCCGCGGACGAGCTGGCGCCCCTGTTCGGCTACGAGACGGGCGCCGAGATGGCCTCGAAGCTGATCACCACCGAGCCGCGGGACAAGGCGGTGGAGCGCCTCACTCAGGAGCGGATGGACGCGACGTACGGCCCCGCGCTGCAGCGGCTGCAGGCGGCCGCGCTGGCCGCCATCCACAGCGACGCCCAGGCGCGCGTGACGCTGATGGAGCTGCGGCAGCTGGCGAAGGAAGTGGACCCGGCCACTGCGCGCCGGGTGCGCAGCATCAACCTGGAGACGCTGAAGGACACCGCCGAGCGGATGGTGGGGGAGACGCCCCTCGGCGCCCTCAACCCCGAGCGGTACCTCCGCGCCGAGCGGGCCACCGCCCTGCGGGCCGAGCGGCTCTGGGGCCAGGGCAAGAAGGCGGAGGCGCTGGACGAGAAGGAGGCCCGGCTGCTCAACCAGGTCCTCTACAGGGCCGCGCGGGACACCCAGGAGCGGCTGGAGAAGGCGCGCACGGCCCTGGAAGCCACCAGCGACGCGCAGCGGGCGGCGCTGGGGAAGGCGGATCCGTCCTACCGCGACGTCCACGACGCGCTGCTCAAGGCGGTGGACCTGGGCCCTGGCCCGGCGGACCCGGCGACGGCGCTGGGCTTGGACGCCATGCTGCAGCGGGCGCAGCAGGACGCCCAGGAGATGGACTTCGACGTGGCGGCCATCCGGGCGCTGCTCGCAGAGCCGGCTCCCTGGGAGCGCCTCACCGCGGACGAGGCTCAAAACGTGGTGGACGCGGTCGCCAACATCCGCACGGCCGCGCGCCGGCGGAACGAGGTGACGCTGGCCGGCAAGACGCAGACGAAGGACGCCTTCTTCGCGCGGATGAAGGACCACCTCGCCGGGCGCCAGCCCCTTCCGCCGGGGCCGTACACCCAGAGGGAGCGCACTCTCGGGGAGAAAGCCTCCAGCCTGAAGCGCAGCGTGGAGTCCGACTTGATGGACGTCGGCGAGACGCTGGCCCACATGCTCGACGCCGGCGAGCGGAACGGCCCCGCGCACGAGCTGCTCGTCGACGGACGGCTGGCCGCGCGTGACGCCGAGGCGGAGCTAACGAAGTCCGTCCTGGAGAAGGTGGCGGCCGCGTACGAGGGAATGCCCGAGGAGATGAAGAAGCTGGCGGGCACGAAGGTGCCGGGCCTCGAGCAGCTCCTCCCGATGCCAGAGGGCAGCCGGGTGCGGCCGCCGGCGACGCGGGACGCGCTCTATGCCCTCTTTTTGAACTCGGGGAATGAGGGGAACCGCCAGCGACTCCGGGACGGCAACGGCTGGAGCGACGAGCAGGTACAGCGCGCTCTGAATCTCCTGAAGCCCGAGGAGGCCAAATTCCTTCAGGGCGTGCTCGACGTCGTGGACAAAGGGCTCTGGGAGCAGCTCGCCAAGGTGTACGAAGCGCGGACGGGGCTCCCGCTCGAGAAGGTGCGGGCGACGGCCATCACCGTCAACGGAGAGAGCTACGGCGGCGGGTACTTCCCCATCCGGTACGACGAACGGAGCAGCCGCCCCGGCGAGTTGCAGGCGGACGCGGAGACGGTGGCCGGCCTGTTTCAGGGCAACTATCAGAAGGCGGCCGTCTCCTCGGGCCACACGAAGGCGCGCGTCGAGAAGGTGGACGCTGCGGTGCTGCTCGACTGGAACGTCCTCCCCGCGCACCTCGCGCAGGTCATCCACGACATCAGCTACGGGGACTGGGTGCGGCAGGCCGGGAGTCTCGTCCTGGACCAGCGCTTCAAGGACCTGGCCGCGGAGTACCTCGGCACCGAGCGGCGGGCGCAGTTGGTGCCCTGGCTCCAGGACGTGGCCAACGCGCGAGCGGACAGCGCCGCCGGCGTGCTCAGCCAGGCGGCGCGCACCATCGGGCAGGTGGCGCGCGGACGGCTGGCGGTGGCCGCGCTCGGCTTCAACGTGAAGGCCTTCGCGCTCCACACGTTCGACCCCTGGAAGGCCACGTGGGAGGGCGTCGGGATGGGGCGCATCGCCGCCGCTTACCTCAAGGTGATGGCGCCCTGGAGATGGGGCGAGCACCGGGAACTCGCGCTGTCCAAGGAGATCGCCGCCCGAGAGACCAATTTCCGCGAGGACCTCCGCAGGACTCTGGCCGCCGCGGGCCTGGGCGAGCCGGGGCTGTGGCGCAAGCTGGGGGAGACGCAGTTCCGGCTCTACGAGTGGATTGACCGCTTCACCTCGCGGGTGACGTTCAAAGCGGCGTTCGACGGCGCCCGGGCGGAGGGGCTGTCGGAGGCGGACGCGGCTCGGCGGGCGGACGATGCTGTGCGCCGGACGCTGGCCAGCCACGACGTGGCGGAGAAGCCGCGCCTGATGCGCTCCAAGAGCGGGCTGGGCGCCATCGTCATGTTCTACGGGTACGCGAACCGGGGTTGGAACCAGCGGTTCCGCGCGCGGGACGACATCGCGCGGACCTGGGGCCGCGAGGACGCCACTGCGACGGACAAGGCCAGTGCGGTGGCGGGCTACGCGGCCAAGATGATGGCGCTCTCCGTCATCGGCGCCGGCGCCGCGTACCTCGCCGGACGCGGGCCGAAGAAGAAGGACGACCCGGAGGCCTGGGCCGTCTCGCACGTCCTGATGGAGCCGCTCCACGAATGGCCGTTCGTCGGCGGCCTGGCGGAGAAGGCGGTCCGGTTCAAAGAGGACGGCTCCTTCTTCGTGGGTCAGGTGGACGCGCGCACGGAGCCCGGCCTGGCGTACCTGGTGGACACCATCAACCGCCTGGGAGAGATCACCAACAAGGCGCGGAGCAACAGCCTCACCAGCGAGGACAAGCTCTGGTTCGCGGTCGACAGCGTGCTCGGGCTGGCGCTGGGCGGCCAGGTGGCGGAGACCGCGGACTATGCCCACAAGCTCGGCACTGGTCAGGCGCGGCCGCGGGGCCCGCTCGACGTGGCGTCGGGGCTGGTCTACGGCGAGAAGAAGGAGCCGGTGGCGACGCCGCTCACCGGGGCCCAGGACCTGATCAGCCAGTAGTCGGCGTCACCCATGCGGCGTAAAACATCGCGTATGGAAGCTGCCCGGTTCGCCGAGCTGAAGCGCCGCATCGAGGCGGCGGACGAGTTTGGGCCCCTCCACGTTCTGGTGTCGGACCTCAACGTGGAGGATGGGCACGTTCAGTTCTGCATCCGACAGGCGGAATCGGAAGGAGACCGGACTGCTGCTGATTTGGCGAGGGAAGTCCTGTCCCTGTCGCTCGACGATCGCGCCCGCCTCTTCGGCTTCTCCGGTTACGCGGCGCTGAACTCCGGGCCCGAGGTGATCAGCGGTCAGTGAATCTGGACGAGCCGTAGCTCAACCTGGTGCCCCAGGTCGTCCACGAGAGCAAGCCGACTGACGGGCGTGGGCGAGCCGAAGGGCTGGCCCGCCAGCGCAATGCCCGTCGCGCTGGCGATCGCGGGCTCGCCGAGCGTGAGCTCCACGCGGAAAAATCTGCCCCACGCGCTGAGGTCGATGGGCGTGGCGGGCTCCCAGTCCCCGGCGATGCCGAGCGCGTTGACCAGGCGCGTGCTGAGCGCTCCGGCCTCCTCCGCCTCGAGACCATCGGCCGTCAGTACGTACTTCGTGTGCTGGATCTGGTCCTCTGGTCTCATCAGTCCTCCACGTCCACGTTGGTGACCCGCGCGCAGCGCGCCAGCCACTCAGCCTCGGACTCCTGCTGGCCGCGGGGCGCGATCAGGTAAGCCCGGCCTGGCGGCACGCCGACTGAGGGCGAGATTCGCAGCCGGTCGCCCAAACGCTCGATGGGGGCCTTACGGCGCTCCTCCTGGAGCTGTTCCCAGGCCCCATCCCACTGTCGCCTGTTCGCGCTCTTCTTGGCCATGGCGCCATTCTCCCACGCCCTCAGGACGTTGTCCTCCCAGGCGTCGAACCTGGGCAGCATGAAGAGCCTCGGCACCGCGCTGATTGTCGCCATCCCGTTCTTCTCGCTGCTGCCGCTCCTGCGCGAAAGCGCGCTGGGCACCCTCCCGACCGTCAACCTGTACACCGCGGCGGACGGCGGCGGCGACGACACGCAGGACTGCTCCCGGCTCCACCCCTGCGCCACCATCGAGGCGGCGTGCGCGAAGGTGCCGGACGACCTCCGACAGCCGTACGTCGTCCACGTGGGCGCGGGCACCTACTCCGCCGGCTGCCACCTGGTGGGGAAGCGCCAGGTGCGCGGCGACGACTGGAGCAGCCCCGGCTCGGTGACCATCGACTGCGCGATGAAGCTGTACACCCCGGCGGATGGAGGCACCGGCCGGGCGACGCTGGGATGGGTGGCGGCCGGCAGCTCGGCGACGCGCGACGTCTGGGCCTTCGACGCGGGCAGCGGGCCGGGCTTCAACTCCGACGAGCTGAAGGGCTACTTGGTGCAGGTTGCGTCCGGGACGGGCGCCGACACCACCACGCGGTGGCCCATCACCACCAACACCGGCGACCGGATGACCATCGGCGGTGTGTCCACCGCGGTCGGCCCTACGACGGCGCCGGCGGCGACCAGCGTGGTGAAGTTCTACGACTGGGACACCAACATCAACGGCGCCCTGGCCGACACCGTGACGCCGGTGGGGTATCCGCCGCAGACCGCCATCGGGGCGGCCTTCGTGGTGGGCGGCAACGTGAAGGGCTACGGCCAGGAGGCGGCGGCCGCGCCCATCACCATCCGGGGCTGCAAGTTCGGCAGCGGCGCCGCGCGTGGGGTGCTCTTCAACGGCCCCGTCGACTTCGAGGAGAACCTCTGCGCCACCACCACCTCGAGCTGCTTCCGCGGGCTGGATGGCGTGGCCACGGTGGCGGCCAAACGGAACGTGGCCACGGGCAGCTCCACCTTCATGGTGGCGGGCAACACCAGCAACGGCAGCTACCTGCCGGAGGTGCAGCTCTACAACAACTTCTCCAACGGCACGGTGGGCAACCTCTTCTCGGCCGGCCAGGTGGGGCAGCTGATCAGCTCGATGAACGAGTTCACCACCAGCGCGGACACCATCCGCATCAACTCGCTGGCGGACGGCAACTCCAAGTACGACACCATCACCACCGCCGGGGCCTGCCTCCGCTCTCCGCTGACGCTGGCTGCGAGCAACATCGCGGACGGTCTCCGGATGGACTTCGTCGGCCTCAGCTGCACCAACACCGGCACCTACGGCTTCCAGCTCACGGGCCGCGGCAACCACGTGTACGTGGACGCGGCCTCCACGGTGACCAGCTCCAACCACCACGCCGGCCTCTCGTCTGGCGCTCAGCTCTGGTGGGCGTCGGGGGCGACCTGGAACGGCTCCGGCTCCGACGACTTCAACCTGCTGGACACGGGCTACGGCTATACCGAGGCGGGCGCCGTCTCGGGCGCCACCGCGAAGTACCAGTGCGAGGACAACGGGACGTGCGTGGGCATCTCGGGCCACTCCGGCCAGATTTATGCGCCCGTCGTCACGCCAACCTCGGCCGCGAGCGGGCAGCTCCAGAGCTGCACCGGCACGGCGACCGCCACCAACGGCGTGGCGTCCGTCACCTTCGCCAGCGCTACGCGGTGCGCGAACTTCAGCGCCGCGCCGAGCTGCTGGTGCAGTGACCCGACGGACGCGGGCAGCATCGCCGCTTGCGCCCCCGTCGGCGGCGCGGTCAGCACCACCGCCGTCACCTTCAAGGGCGACCCGGGCAAGGGCACCAGCACCATCCAGTGGGGCTGCATCGGCTCCAAGTAGGAGATCACCATGACCCTGAAGCGTCTCTGGCCGCTCCTGGCGGTCCTCGTCACCCTCGCCGTGGCCGCGGCGGCGGCCGCTGCCCCGGAGCTGCTGGCCACCGTCCCGGTGGCGCGGAAGGGGGCGGCGGAGATCTGTCTCAACGGCAGCAAGGCCCCGGGCGCCGCGCTCGAGCTCCGCGTGGAGGTGTGGCGCAAGACGGCGCTGCTCGGCACCACCACCGTGCCCGACCACGACGCCCGCGCCGTCTTCTCGGCCTGCCGCCCCATCACCCCGGCGCGCGCCGGTGACGTGGTGAAGGTGCTGTCCGTGGGTGTCCGCCCGAAGAGCGTGACTGCCACCCTCCGGCCCGACGGTACGGGGGACTGATGGCGGCGGCACTGCTGGCTCTCCTGCTGGCCGCCTCCGCGTCCGGCCAGCACTTCCGCCTCGCCCCCGGACAGGTGCTGCTGTCCCTCGGGCTCGAGCGGCAAGCGAAGTGGCGCGTCTGCGCCACGGTGTGGAACGTCCGCCAGGCCGAGGTGGCCCTCCACGTGGACGCCGGCGCCGCCCGCTGGGAGCTGCGCACGAAGGACTTGAGCGCGGAGGCCTGCCAGTTGGTGACGCTGCCTGCTGGCGCTTCGGTACGGCTGGTCTCCGACACGGCGGCGGAGGGGAACTTCCGCGTCCTACTTCAGGCCATCGAAGTCCTTCCGGAGGGGACTTGAGGGCCGCCCTCTTCACCCTCGCCTTCTTCTCCGCGGTGGCGGCCCTGGGCGCCGCCGGCGGCGTCCTCCTCCGCGACGAGCCGCGCCCGGCGCGGGTGTTCCACCCGCACCGCCGCTGCGACAGGCTTGGCGAGGGCCTGCTGCAGGAGGGCTGCCGCTGCGAGTGGCGCGAGGCCCGCGGCTGGGTGTGGGTGACGGAGGCCGGCCCGTACCGCGGCTCCTGGTGTCCTGGCTTTCCGGAGGCACGATGAGGCTGTATTCCCTGCTGTTCGCCGGCCTGGCCCTGGTGGGCGTCGGCGCCCTGGCCGGACGGGTGTCCGCCGGCGACGCGGCTCCGCCCGGCCAGCCGCCTGGGCTGTCCCTGTGCACCAGCCTCTGCCGGAGGGACTCCGCGTACGCGGGCCCTTTCGTCGAGCACGGCGTGTGCTACCGGGACGGGAAGGCCCAGCGGACGGTGGACTCGTCCGAGGTGTCCTCGCCGAACGAGTCCCACGAGCAGCTGCTCCGAGCGTGCCCGAAGCTGTGAGCGCCCAGGAGCAGAAGGAGGGCGACGAGGCGGACAGCAAGGTGGTGATCAGCCTGCGCTCGTCCCTCCTTCGCCGCCTCTTCGCTGGTGCTGTGGCCGCCGTCTTGGGCGCCGGCGGCGGGGCGGCAGAGCGCCGGCTGACGCCCGCTCCGGATACCTCAGTGGAGCACGCGAACGAGGTGCTGGAGCTGCGCCTGCGCGTGGGCCAACTGGAGTCCCTCCGCGCCGAGGTGACCGCCCTCAAGGCGGAGCAGGCGGCGCTGACGCTGCACGTCCAGCGCCTGGACGACGCCCAGAAGGTGGCGCTCGAGCGACGCGCGGAGGACCTGGCGCGGATCCGCGAGCTGGAGGGCCAGGCCCGCCCCGCTGGCTACCGGCCGCACTGACTCCTACAGCAGCGCGGCCTTGCCGCCCGCCCGCGCCAGGGCCTGCTCCTCCATCTGGCGGATCCGCTCGCGGGTGACGTTCAGCGCGTCGCCCACCTCCTCCAGCGTCAGGCCGCCCTCCCCTGCGCCGTCGTCGGCCCGGTCCAGCGCGCAGGTGTGCTGGAGCTCCCACGGCTCCAGGTCGGGGAAGTTCAGCTTGATGGAGCCGGTCCCTGGATTCACGTCCAGGTAGAGGTGGTGCTTGCAGGACACCCAGGGGCAGGGCCTGGGGCCGTTCTCGCAGTCCGCCCGGGTGCGGGGGCGGAGCTGGTCCAGCTCGGCGCGCAGCTGCTCCTCGTCCGCCTCGAGGCGCTCGCCTGCCACGGCGCGCCGGAGTTGCTTCGGGGAGAGGGAGCGGTTGCGCCAGAAGTCCTGGGGCATGACGGCTACCGCTGCCCCTCGGCGCGCTCGAGCAGCTCCCGGATGGCCCGCTCGGCGACCGCCGTGGCGGTGACGTCGTAGCCCGTCCGCCTTCTCTCCGCGTCCAGGAAGGCTGCGAAGCGGAGGCGCAGCTTGAAGTTGCGGATGCGGAACACCAGGGGCACCCCGCGTGCGCTCACTGGCGGCCCCCACGGGTCGAAGTCTTGGCGCGCCGCCCTCGTCCGGCGCCGGCGCCACGCTTGGGCGTCTTGTCCTTCCAGGTCCTCTTTCCGCTGGAGTGGCGGGGATCGCCCTGGTCGACGTGGCCCGGCTGCTTGATGCAGGGCTGGTGACGGAAGCGGCCGTCCACCGCGCCGCAGGTGGGGCCGGTGTCGGGCGGCGGTGACGTGCGGCGGACGCGCGGTTCGGCTGCAGCGGCGGCGGCCGCCTTGGCGTTCTTCCTCCTCGTCCGCTCTGGTTCGTTTTTGAGGAGGACAGCCCTCCACGCGTCGTGGTGCTTCTTGGCGACGTAGATCTGCGAGTGGCCGCTCCGGGAGCAGCTGGTACAGAGAGGGAGGCCATAGCGGCCGCCCTTCATTCCGCTGACGACGCCGCCGCCGCGTTCGCTCAGTTCCTTGCCGCACCACGGGCACATATCCAGCCCGTGCCGGTAGAAGTTGAGGGCGGCGGCGTAGTGCGGCGCGTCCTTCGCCTTCATGCCGCGGGCGATCGCCTTGTCGATCTCGTCGGGCGCCCTCTTCTTCTTCCGCACATCCGAGCGCTGTCGGAGGCCTTGGGCGTTCCGATGCTCGAGAAGCAGCGCCGCGTCCAGCAGGAGCACGCCCCCGTCCTCCTTCCTCACCCGAAAGAGCGTGGCGCCGTGGCACCCGCAGCCGACCGCGCTGCAGCGGGCGGTGAAGTACTCCTCGCCCTTGCCCCAGGAGAGCTTCACCTTGAAGCCGGCCTCCCGTGCTCGTTCCCGGAAGTCCTCGAAGGTGATGATCCCCGGCGGTGATGCGTCGGCGGATGAGCGGTGTCGGTCCGACTCAGAGGACGAGGAGCGGGCCGGCTGCTCGTGACCGGCCCGCTTCTCCTGCCGTGGCCCGGCCCCCCTGGCCGAGCGCTCCCCCCCGGAGGTCGCCTCGTACTCGTACAGCTCGCAGGTGCACTTCGAGCAGCCGTCCGGCCCGTGGGCCGTGAGCTCGTGGCCACAGAGGCACGGCGGCGCGGGCAGCTCAGCGCCGCTGGTCACCCATCCCGCCCGCGGCTTTCGGGAGTCCAGTTCCAGCAGCGGCCGCGCCGGACAGAGCTCCTCCACCATCCGGTAGAACTCGTCCGGCTTCGCGCTGTGCGCGCCCCGCGGCGCCTGGAGGTCGGTGGTCTGGTTGGTGAGGTTGAGCTTGGGGCTCCCGCGGGTAGCCAGGATGCACTGCTCCGTCTTGTTGCGGACGTAGCTCCCCAGCCCCATCCGGTCCTTCGTCCAGGTGATCAGCGCCCGCGGCGTCACGCCCCAGGCCCGCATCACCTGGTGGACGGGCGCCTCCAGGCCGATCAGGTGCTGGTTGGTGCACCAGATGAAGATCACGCAGTCTTTAGCCATCGGCGGGACCTGCGCCTTGATCTCCTCCAGCGTCGCCTGCGGGTACGGCGTGCCGCCCCGCGCGCCGTCGGCCTCCAGCTGGTTGTCGTAGGGCCAGGCTTTGTCCGTGACGATGACCGGGAACTCGCCCGCCGGCGGGACGTACGCCTTGATCTGCTCGAGCTGCTCGGCCTTCTTCTTTTCCTTCCTGGTGCGCTTCGCCTCCTTCAGCAGCCCGGCGGTGGTGACCTCGCCGCTGGGAGCTGCGCGCTGCTGGCGGATGTGCTCCTCGAAGTGCTCTTCGGGGACCTCGGCGACCTGGGTCCACCGGGAGGCAGAGTCCCGCGTGATCCCCATCTCCTCGAGGGTCGGAGGAGGTAGCGCGGGGGCGGACGCGCTGGCCTCAAATGTCGCAGCCTGCGACGTTTTCCGCGCGCGCCCGCGGTCTCGCCGTTCCCCGCGGTCCTTCTGTTCCTTCAAGAGCTGACCCAGGCGCCGCTCCGCGCGGAGTTTGATCTCGCCCGCATCGTTCTGGGCCTCCCGCGATGCGTCGCGCTGGCGTGTGTAAATGCGGACGGCCTCGGCGGTGTCGCGGATCGCCTTCGCCTCGTCGATGTCCCTGCACTCGGCGAGGATCCGGCGCGCCTCCTCCACGCGGAGAAGTGGCGCTGCCGGTTCGGCCCTTGCCAGGGCGACAGCCTCATCCATCCTGGATCTCCCTGATCAACTCAATGAGTTCGTCGCTCTCGGCGAACCACTCGCCGTGCAGTCGGCTGTGAGAGAACCGCCGGTGCAGCTCGGCCTCTTTGTCGATGCTCCCGGGTATCAGCGCGAGCTGGCGCAGGCGGAAGGGCGACATGAGCTGGAGATCGCGCAACCGCACGTCCGGGTCGAACGAGCGACCGATCTTGATCGGTCCGCCGATCTCCGCCTGGAAGAAGTACACGTAGCCGCGCAGCTCCATGCTCGGCTGCGAGCACTCGGCCGGGAGGTCGTCGCACTCATCATGCGGGATCCACGGGCTATGGCAGGCGGGCCTGCGGTGGTCGATTCGGCGCGCCTCTGTCGCTCCTTGCAGGTACTGAGCGATCCGTGCGTCCACCAGGTCCTTCCGGACGGGGCCAGCGCTCGCGGTCAGCAGGAGTTGATGCTCCGTGCGGCGATACACGGCGATCCAGAAGCAGTCGTCCTCGAGCGACGGGTGGACCTCGACATAGGGGAACAGTGCATCCTGGTTTTTGGGCATGGGCTGGCTCCTTGGCGGGACGCCAGCATGACCACGAGAGCCCCCGTGGGTAACCGGGGATCCGCTCATGGCTTCCTCGCTGGGATGAAGTTGGGAACCACTTTGAGACCACCTCGCGCCTGCGCCCGGGCCGGCACCTTCGGTGCCGACGTCCCGCGCTTCTTGGGCCGCGGCCGCTGGCGCTCGGGCAGCACCGCCCCGCCGAGCTGGTAGCTGATCTCCACCCGCACGCCCCAGGGGCCCACCTCCTGGGCCACGGTGAACTTCACCCGGGCGTCCCCGTCGTCGACACCGATCAGCCGGGCCACCTCGTCCCGGATGCTCTTCACGGCGGCGACTGCTCCGTCGTCGTCGAGCCGGTGCCGCGCCGGCGCCACGCGCACCAGGTGCACCGCGCAGGGCACCTGCACCGGAATGCGCGGCCAGAGGAGCGCCACCGCGTTGCGCTCCCGGAGGACGCGCTTGTGCCGCACCATGGGGTGCTCGGAGACGTTGGTCCGGTTGATGGTCCGGATGGGGACGGTGAAGGCGAAGGCGGTGCGCCCGGCCGCGCGCCGGCCGTCGAACAGCACCTCCTCGAGGCGGTACCGGAGCATCAGCCCTCCCGGACCAGGGCGGCGACGTCGGCGTCCACCTCGGCCCGGCGCACCTCGCGCTCACCGGCCGGCAGCGCGGGCAGCGGCGCCTTCGGGACGTGCTCCACGATGCGGCGGATGACGGTGGGCTTCGTGGCGCCCGACTCCCGGAACAGCTCCCACAGGTCGCGCTCCACCGGCGCGTACGGCTGGGGCTTGCCCTTCGGCGTCCGGGGCAGCGTCGGCATCAGGTGCTTCTTGAGGGCGCGCTCGAGCGACGCGCCCGTCATCTCGCTGCGGGCCTCGTCCACCACCGCCTTCCCGAGGGCGCCCAGGCGCTGCTCCAGCAGCTGCGCGGCGCGCCAACCGACCAGCGCCTCGCTTTCGCTGACGCGCTCGCCCAGCACCTCGCCGTCCTTGAGGGGGATGGGCTGGACGCGGGCCAGCACCTTGTAGAGCTTCTCGACGCGCTCCATCACCTGCTGGGCGCGGCGGAGCCGCAGCCAGCCCTGGCCCACCGCCACCAGGTCGGCCGCCACGTCCGCGTCCGGCGGCGGCGCCGGCAGCGCCGTGTCCGGGTCCGCCAGTACCTCCCGGAGCAGCCGCATCTTCGCGGGGCACGACAGGAAGGCCGGGCAGTAGTCGCAGTGCCGGCCCTCCACCGGCTGCGGGCGTTCCGTCGGCGGCCGCGCGCGCAGCTCCTCCACCGTCCGGGCCAGGGCGCGGAGGCGCTGGAGGTGGTCGTCCAGCTCCAGGCTGTCCCGTTCCACCACGTCCGTCCAGACGTCGTCCTCGCCGAACACTCGGACGATGCCCTGGAGCCCCTCCTCGAGCCCAAGCGCGCGGGTGAGCATCAGGAGGTAGGTGTCCGTCTGGAGGTTGACGGCGGCGCGGGGGACGCGCCCGTGGCCGAACTTCAGGTCCAGCACCACGCCCTTGGTGCCGGCCTGGGCCGCCAGGTCGGCGATCCCCACCATCTCCTCCGGCTCGGCCAGGGCGTGCGCTTGCTCGCGGGTGAGCCCTTTCCCGAGGACGCGGGCGGCGCCGGTGGTGAGGTTCAGCGCCAGGGCCAGCTCGGCGGTGTACGCGGCCGGGTCCAGCGAGGGCATCCGCGGGTCCTCCAGCGGGAGCGCCTCCAGGACGGCGAGCTGTTCCGGGTCCTCCACCTGGCGGAGGGCCAGCTCGCGGGCGGCCGGTAGTGCGTGGCCCTGTGCGCGGAGGTCACGGATCTGCTGGTAGAACCAGTGCGCCGTGGTGCCGGCGGCGGAGTACTCCGTCTCCCGCTGGATGTGGGGCAGCGTCTCGGAGACCGGGCACTTCTCCACCCGGTGGGTCTGGCTGGGCGTGAACATCAGACGCCCCCTTCCCTGCGCAGCGTCTCGCAGGCCTCGCCCCATGCCTTCACCTTCGGCCCTTCCCAGCCTTCCGTCTCGCGCTCGCGGATCTGGTAGACGAAGTCGCCGACGTTCTGCGCGACCAGCGTCCTGGCTGCGGTCCTGAGCGCGCCGTAGCTGGTGATGATCCGCTTGAGCACGTCGACGGCGCCCTCGGACTCGCCGCCGTGCGGCGCCAGCAGTGCGCAGAGCTCATCCAGCAGCTTCCGTGTGCCGGCCGCCTCCTCCAGTTTCTTCCGGAGGACCTCTTCGGTTCCGGACTCGTGGACGGCGTCCGCGCCCGCGTGCCTGACCGCGAGGTCGGCGATCCTGTAGAGCAGCTCGATGCTCAGGTAGTTGACCCGACCCGTGCAGTTCTTGTCGTCGCACAGGTGTGGCACCTCGGTGGCGCGGGAGAGCAGCTGGCCGTCCGGCGAGTCCGCATCGAACGGGACGAGCCGACCGCTGGCGGGTTCGCGCTGAACGAGGTACCCGAGGCGACCGCCGGAGCCGAGCACGACGGGTCGTCGGCCATGCGAGCCGACAAGATGCGTCTCGCCGGGCCCACCAACATGCAGCCATACCCATGGATGTGGCGTGTGCGGGATCATCGGCCCTCCCTCACCACCGCATCGGCCGCCTGGTGAATGCCGAGTGCGCAGTCCGAGCAGGTGCAGGACGGCACCTTCAGCGGCGCGGGTCCCAGCGCCTCGCCTCCGTTATCGAGCGCCTCCAGGGCGGCGGACCGGTAGCAGTCCTGGTGCAGCCCCGCAAAGCAGGGGGAGCAGGCGCCGGCCTGAGCCTCCCGCTCGCGTAGTTCGTCGCGCTCGTAGAGGATGCGCTCCAGCCGATCCAGGCCGATGGAGGCGATGTGGTAGCCGCGCGTCGGCGCGGCGTGCTCGGGCCGAGGCGCGGCGATGTTCATGGTGGCGGGCTCGCTCACTTGGTCGCCCTCAGCGCGGTCCGCTTGGCGGAGAAGGCCCGGGCCACCTCGGCGCGACGGGGGTGGTCCTTCGGCGTCACGTCCTTGGACTTCTGCGCCAGCTGGTCCACCTCCGCCTCGTCCACGGCCAGGGCCAGCGCACCCAGGAGGCTGTCCACCGGGTCCTTGCCGGACGGCGCCGTCGTCGTGGCCTGCGCGGGCTGCTCGTCCAGCACCTCGCCGGTCACCGGGTCGTGCGGCGGCGCCTCCGTCTTCGGCAGCGGCGGGAGGTCGGAGCTGGGCTTCGGCGGCTCCGTCTTCGCGGCCGGGATGACGGCCGCCGTCTGGGCGGGGATGGCCACCACCCGCGGCTCCACGGGGGCGTCCACCACCTCGCCGATCTCCTCGGGCGTGCGCAGGCCGCGGACGATGTCCGGGTACTCCTGGTCCCCCAGCCAGCTCTCCACCCGGTGGCGGAGCATGATGCGCGGGTACTTCTTCCAGGTGTCCTTCACGCCGTTCTTTCCCATGTGGAAGCCGGCGGTGGTGACCTCCTCCATGGTCAGTGTGAGGGACGCCTCCTTCTTCCCTCGGCGCTTCGTCCGGATGGTGCAGACCTTGTCCGTGGACTCGACGACGTCCCAGGCCTCACAGGCCCCCGACTGGAGGATGAGCGAGACCTTCAGCGCGGCCGACGCGGCGGGCCGGCCCTCCACGATGTAGACCTCCCGCATCGCCGTGAAGAGGCCGATGCCCAGGTCCTGCGCCATGAACATGGCGGCCACGACGTTGGAGGCCTTGCCGCGGTACTGGTCGGGCACCAGGTCCGCGCGCGAGAGCGCGTCGGCGAGCGTCCACGCCTCAGCCAGGGTGGTCGGCGCCAGGCCCATGCTGACCTGGCGGGTGGGGGCCATGGCTTGGCCGGTCTGCGTCGTCGCCAGGGCGGACCCGTTCTGCTGCTGCGTCTGCGTCGTCACGTGGTGCTCCTCCTTCGTCAGAGTTCTCGGGGTGGCGTCTTCGCCTTCAGCAGGGCGTCGCCCAACGCCCGGAGCGCGTCCGGCAGCTCGGCCGAGCTGGCCGTCATCACCCGCTCGCCGGCCTCGAAGAGCTCCTCGGCGGCGGCCATGTGCGAGGCCAGGGCATCCGCGCCAGGCCGGTGGACGGTGGCCACGACGGAGTACCCGTCCCGGCCGAGGATGTGGATTGGGCTGCCGGGGCTGTGGCGCCCGGCGAAGTAGGGGCGGCGGTCGTCGAGCTGTCGCACCGGCGTCGCGGCGGGGCGCTCGCCCTCTGGCCGCCGGTACGAGAGGTGCTGCGGGTCCGTGAGGAGGCGCCGGCTCACAGCGGCCTCCGCGCGTCCTGAACGGCCTCGAAGAGCTCGTCGCCGATCTCTCCGATTTGCTCGCTCACGGTCTGGGCGGCCTCGAAGAGCTGCGAAGCCGCGCCGAGCTTCTGGGCTGCCTTCCGTCCATCCGGCGTGTCCAGCACGAAGAACTGCGCCACCGGGCGACCCGGCGCGCCGACAACGTCCACCTCAAAGCCGAGGTGATGATGGTCCGGCGCGGCGATGGGCCGGAGCTGCCAGCGGGTCGTCATGGCGCGGCCCGAACGCCCAGCAGCGGGTGGAGCTCAATCCCGTTCCCCGACGCGCCCGTCTGCCCGTGGCGCTTGTCCCAGAACGGCACCCCGAGGAGGAGCGCGCGCTTCGGCTCGGGCCTCACGGGCCGGAGACGTGGCCCTGGGACACCCAGCAACTGCGCGGCCGCGGCGCGGGCCTGGGCCATGCGCTCCAGGTGCGGCGAGCCCTGGGCGCACGCCGGGTCGGGCGCCTCGGCGATCATCGTCTTGTCCGGCAGGCCGTGGCCGTCCGGGCCGCAGTCCGCGGCGGCGTCGGCAATCACCAGGTGGTAGTCGCCGTCGCCCTCCTCCCACTTCGAGCCGCAGAGGAACGCCAGCACCTCCACCGCCTCCAGCTCGACGCCGGCGCGCGGCATGGTCTCCTTCCACTTCGGCGCCTCGAGCGCGGCGAGCTGGGCCACGGTGACGCGCCTCGGCGGCTTGGCCTCTTGCACCGCCACTCCGTCTGTCGTGGTCTTGACCGACCACCGCTCCCGCCCGCACTGCACTTCGCCGCCGGCCGGACCGCCGGCGCCCTGCAGGGGTGCCGCGCACCCTGCGAGGAGCACCATCACCGCCAGCACCGTCCCGAGCGTCTTCACGTCGTCGTTCCTCCGTTCAGCGCGGCGAGCTGCGCGCGCACCACGTCCAGCCGGTTGAGGGCCTGGGCCAGGTTCTCCCTGGCGTCCTTCGTGAGCCACTCCGCCCACCGTTCACGCTCGGCACGAAGCAGGCGCCGGGCGAGTTCCTCCACCAGCGCCACGTCCGCGGCCTGGGCCCGCGCCAGCGAGTCAAAGCGCGTGCGGCGGTACGCATCGCTCTCGGGGCCTACGAGGTGGACCACTGCCACGGCCTACCGGCTCTTCTCGGAGACCATCGCGTCCGCCGCCATGTAGGCGGCCCGCGCGTACAGCCGCCGCAGCCGCCCGCCGTCTCCGCCGTTCGTCTCCTCGAGCAGACGCTCTCTGACGGCCTCCCCGCCGTCCCGGAGCGCGCCCCTCAAGTACGAGGCCAGCGCGATGCCCGCGAAGTAGTCGCGGAGGTCCATGCTGTCGCCAGGGATCTCCTCGCGTGGCGGCGGCGCCGAGACGACGGCCAGCTTCGGCAGTTTGCCCGGCTGCGCCACGCGCAGGACGACCCACCCGTGCGCCTGCAGCGTCCCGTAGTACGCCTCCATCTCCTCCTCAGCGGTGCAGATCAGCCGGTCGTGCTCATCCCATGCCGGCCGCCCGGCGCCGTGCGCTCCGAAGAGCAGCGAGAGCGCCTCCTCCCTCTGTGCTGCCGTGATCGCCATGCTCACCTCTCCCGTGCTGCGTGTCCTCGCCGCTGCCGGAGGGCTCAGCGTCCCGTTCCCACTCCCCGCCCTCGCTCAGAAGCGAGGCCCGCCGCCCCAGAGACTTCGTGCCGCGCCCGCGGTGCTGCGCGCCTGCATCGCCGAAGCGCTACAGGCAAGAGCGGTATGCGACAACTTTGTTGTCGTGTCAATCTGTCGTGCACTGCTTGACAAAAAAACTGCCGTAAACGACTGTAGCGGCGTGTAGCGCGCTAGCGGCCTTGTGCGATCGGAGGTAGGAGTTGCTTGGTCTCACCGCCCCCACCCGAAGGAAGCCTCCAATGCCGTTTCCAACCTTGCTGCCCAAGGAGAAGCGCGAGGAACGACGCGTCTTTCTTCCGAGGCAGCTCTGGAAGGATCTCGACGAGTGCGCCGCCTTCCACCAGGCGGCCTTCGATGAGCTCGACGCGAAGGAGAGCGTCTCTCGTAACGACCTCATTCAGGCCTTCATGTCGTGGGCCCGCGACGCCTACTGGGAACAGGTCGGCGGTCGCCCCAAGGACAAGAAGGAGTGGGGCGAGAAGGTCAAGCGGTTCGCCGAGTCCATGCGGCAGCCGGCGAAGCAGGGCGATCAGAAGTAGTTCAACAGCACCCTGGGGCGAGATTTACCCGCGCGCGGGACGACGGAGATTTGCGCGATGATCAGTAACACCCTGGGTCTTGCCACGGGGGGGCCCGATGTTTTCCCCAGCGACCGTTCTCGAGCGCCTGGAGCGGCTCGAGGACCACTTGAAAATGATCGAGCGGAAGCTCGATCTCCTCAGCGGTCCCCCGCCAGCGTACGCATACACGCTGCGCGAAGCAGCCCAGATGCTCAGCATGAGCGAGAGCAAATTGAGGGGACTGCTCCGCGAGCGGAAGCTCTCAACGGTCCGACTGGGGGGGAGGCAGTACGTGCCGGTGAGCGAACTCATTCGGGTGACCACTCCACCGCTCACAAGATTGCCGCGCCGTCCGGTGGGGCCGCGCCCTCGGAGCCTGGACGGACCGGGCGAGGCGGAGAAGATCCGTGCGTTGGCGAAGCGGAAGGACTAGGGGCCGGGCACCAGGCGGAGCACCGGGACGCGCACGGTGGGGACGGCGACGTCCACATAGAAGCGCTTCGTGGTCTGGACGCTGCGGTGGTTGGCGAACTCCGCCGCCTCTTGAGGCGTGGCGCCCTGCTCCACCGCGTGGGTCAGCACGGAGTGGCGCATCACTCCGAGGCGCCAGTGCGGCATCCGCTTCGGCTCGGGCACGCCGGCGTCGGCCTGGATCTGGCGGACGCGGTCGCAGGCGCGCTGCATCTGGTCCACCAGCGTCTCGCGGATGGGAATCCGGCCGCGGGTGCGGATCCGCTCGGCGGCGGCCAGGTGCTCGGCGGTGGTGATGGGCGTCCGCGTCAGGTCGCCGGACTTGTGGGGCGTCACCAGGACGGCGAGCGGATCGCCGCCCACCGGGCGCACCACCTCCCCGAGCTGCGCGAAGCGGCGCACCTCAGAGATGTGCCAGGCGGTGCCGGTGAGCAGGCGCAGGACGTCGCGCGTCTCCGGCGGCAGGTGGGGCAGCACCAGCTCCACGTACTGGAGCGGTACCGCCCGCCGGCGGCGCTGCTTGGCCGGCTCGGCCTGGGGCACGCGGAGCGCGAGCGCCGGGTCCTGGTTGATGGCAAGCACCTCCCGGTCCTCGCGCAGCCAGCGGCAGAAGCCCTTGATGGCCTCGATGCGGTGCCGGCGGGACGTGCCGCGCTCCTCCAGCGCGTCGCGCAGCGCCACCGTCTTGAGGCGGCGGAGATCGCCGCCGGCCAGGTCCTCAGCCCAATCGCCGAGGAAGCGCACGACGGTGCGGACCCAGTCCAAGGTGTCCTTCTTCACCTCCAGCAGGTGCTTCCGGTACCGCGCCACCAGGTCGGCGGTGATCCGCACGGGGGCGTCCGTCTCGCTCACCGGCCGGTAGCCGTGGGGGTCAGCCTCGAAGCGCTCCAGCTCGCGCAGGGCGGCGCGCTCCGTCCGGCGCCGGGTGCTGACGTGGAAGTGGACGCCCCCGAGCCAGCGCTCGATGACGTACGTGGGCCCGCTCTTGCCGGCGCGGACGTAGCCGCCGAGCCATGGAGTCCTTCCAGGTCTCACGAAATCCTCACGAAGCTCAGCGCGAAGGAGGGACAACCGTAATGGATTCGCCAACTTCCAGGCAACCCGACTGGCCTTCAAAACCGGTGGACGCACGCGAGAGCGTGGGTCGGTGGGTTCGATTCCCATGCTCTACCGATGGGTTAGCCGCGGGGGGCTCCGTCCCCACTGCGCAGATTCCAGCAGAATCCACCCGAAAGCATCACGACGGCCTCACGCCCTTCGAGACCGCGCCGATCTGCGCCGGGCTGGAGGGGGCTGATCGCGGCCCGGTGGCGGAGCAGCGGCCGCTTCGGATCTACGTCGCGTCGAGCTGGCGGAACGACCTTCAGCCCGGCGTGGTGAGCGCGCTCCGGCAGGACGGCTTCGAGGTCTACGACTTCAAGAACCCGCCCTCGCGCGCGGGGTTCGGGTGGCGGCAGCTCGCCCTGGGCGATCCGTCCACGTGGAGCACCGCCCTGTGGCGGGAGGCGCTCGAGCACCCGGTGGCGATCGCCGGCTTCAACTCGGATATGGGGTCACTCCGGGCCTGCGACGTCTGCGTGCTGGTCCTGCCCTGCGGGCGGAGCGCTCACCTCGAGCTGGGCTGGGCGGTGGGCGCGGGTAAGCGCACCGTCGTGCTGGCAGCCGCGACGCTCGACGAGCCCGAGCTGATGGTGAAGATGTGCCACGCCATCGCGCTCGATCTCCCGGAGCTGCGTGAGCTTCTCCAGCGCTGGGCTCGGGAGGCGCGGCCATGAGCGCGCTGCTCGAGAAGTCCGCGCTCCGGCGGGCGCTGGACGAACTGCGCGCCCAGCTCGCTGACAGCACCTCGCTCCGGGCCCTCACGCTTTGGCAGCCCTGGGCCTGGGCCATCCTCCACGCCGGGAAGACGGTGGAGAACCGCGGGTGGGCGCTCGCGCGCTGGGCTCAGAACAGGTGGATCGCCCTCCACGCCGGGGGCCCGCACTCCACGGAGCCTGATGACGCGGGCTGGATCCGCACCACGTTCGGGCTGCAGGTTCCGCCCGACACGGGCCGCGGCCTGGTCGGGCTGGTGAAGTTCGGGACGCCCTACCACGTCAAGCGACCGCCCTCCCCCTACGCCGCCGGTGATGGAGACGGGCCCTTCTACCGAGCCGAGCGCGACACCCCGCCGTCTCGGGTTGACGGAGGCGCGCGACAGCCCGCCACACCGTGGGAGATCGGCCCGGTCTGCTGGCCCATCACCGAGCGGCTGGCGCTCCCCACGCCCATCACCCTCCGCGGGGCGCAGGGGTTCTGGTTCGTCCCGCCCCACACCACCGAGCAGATCCTCGCGCAGCTCGCCGGCGCCGCCGCTGCGGAGGCGCGGCCATGAAGCTGCGCACCTGGCACCTCGAGGCCGCAGCGGAGGCGGCCCTCTACCTGGTGGCGATCGTTGGCCAGCACGGCACGCTGGCCCGGCCGGAGCTGCTCCTCGGCGCCGCCTTCTGGCTGCTCGGGCGCGCGGCGTCGCGCGCTGATCGGCAGCGCGAGCGGTACGAGCGCGACGGCCTGACGGGCCTCCTCCAGGAGCACGCCGTCGAGTGCGCGGGCGGCCTTCGGTGGGACTTGCGCTTCGCCACCCTCGCCTTCGGCGGCTGGGGTCTCTACCTCGGGAGCTGGCTCACCCTCGCGAACGTCGCGTGGACGGTGGCGTACCCGCTCTGGCGGCGCGGGTACCGGCTCCTGACGGAGACGCGGCCATGACGCGGCGCTGGGTGGACAGCTGTCGCCACTGCGGCGAGGAGCACGAGGAGCGGAACGGCCGCGCCTGGCTCCGCTGGTACAAAGAGCACCTCCGCGCCTGCGCCGCCTTCCTTGAACGGATGCAGCTCGCGGTTCGGAGGGCGACTCGATGATCGCCGCCCTCCTTCTCGCCCTGGGCCGCGGTTTCGCCCTCGGCCTGTCATCCCCGGAGACGCCGTGCGGTGGTCCCCCTGCCGCAGGCGCTGCCCCTCGCCCAGCAGGCCGCCCGAGTGCTCCGCGGAGGCGGCCACCCTTTCCCCGTAGTCCAGGAGGTGCACGTGGAAGGGCAGAAGGAGAAGTCGTACGAGGGCTGGGCCATCGTCGAGCTGATGGGGCACCGGCGCCTCGGCGGGCGGGTCAGCGAGGCGAGCATGTTCGGGACGGTGCTGCTCCGCATCGACGTCCCGCACCGGCCGCCGGCGACGGGGTACAGCGCGCACTACTTCGGCGGGGCGGCGATCTACTCGCTGAACCCGACGACGGAGGAGCTGGCGCGCGCGGTGGCGGAGATGACCCAGCCGGCGCCGGTGCAGCCCTGGGAGCTCCCCGAGCGGCGGCGGCTGCCGGCGGAGAGTCCGACGGCGCCGCCGGACGAGGACCTTCCGCAGTTCTGACGTCCGACAACGC